GCCGAAGAAGCAACAGCAACATCGGACCGAAGTTGAGGGTCATTGTGGTCGAGGTTTTGTGTCGTGTTGAGGGCAGTTGTCATGGTGGTGGGTGGGTGGCTCAGAATGATTGACGGAGAATTGTCTTATACTAAATAAACCTCATGCACGGGGAAATCAGCGAATTCGCTTGATTTTGTGTAGAGGGGTTTTGGTTTTAATTGTTCTTTTTCTTCTTCTGGGCTCGATTGCTGGAGCTGAGCGGGCGACACACCAACTACATTAGGTGTGAAGGCGTTTTGTCTCAGTTTAACGTCATGGGGGTAGGCTCGGGACGGGGGTGAGTTTCAAACATGCAAGCCGAGGGCGCGGGCGAAGCGTTCTCCTTCCTTCTGAGCCGTTGGGTAGTAGTGGTTTATTAAGGCTCGTAGGTGTCCTCTTCCGAGGCGTGTCCTTGGCGTTTCCAGGAACTCGCGTTGGATCTCCTTGGCCGTGCTGCCGAAGCTGAGACGGGCCCAGACTCTGTTGTACCAGTACGTGCCGGCCATCCTCTTCAGATTGCGGGTGGCTTCGCGGAGGAGGGATAGGTCTTCAGAGGTGAACACTGAGAGTAGTGCGTCACCGGCGCGGTAGGTGGGGAGGAGCTCATTGAGGAGGGAGACGGAGGCTGCGCGGCGTTTCTGCAGGTCGGGGGTCACAGCGAGGATCACGGTTTTGAGGTAGACGTTTTGGGGTAGCTTGAAAGCGCCGTACTCACTGAACCTGTAGGAGCAGAAGGTGGGGGAGAGGGTTGTGATGGTCTTCACGACGATGTGGAAGCTCCGGGCCTGCTTTTTCCAAGATGGCTGCTCGGTGAGTTTTCGGTTGACTGTATTGTCATCTCCGCCGTACGCTTGGGGGTCCGTGGGTCGGATGTCGTAGCGGACGTACGTGTAGGCGATGTTGAACAGGGTGTTGAACAGCCAGGTGAAAGCTTCGCCGGTGAGCCGTTGGGTAGCGATGAGCATGAACTGACATCGGTAGGTTGTCTTGTCGCGAACGTACGCATCGATGATCTCTGTCGGGATTGAGAAGCGCCTCATTAGACGGGCCTCGAAGCAGAGACTTTCGCCTCTTTGGGATTGGTCGAAGGCTTTGGCGTCTGATTCGTGAGATTCTCGATCCTCCCAGTGTTCCTTGCAGAACTTGTCGTAGTCTTCCGGTGTGCTTTTGGCCGCGAGGATCATTGTGGGTGGCTTGGCATCAATGATCTTCTGGAGGAGGTACTTAGCGACAGGGTTGTATAGGAGGAGCGCACGGTCTGACATCTCTGCGAGGATTTGTCCG